TCAGTTAGCATGCCATTTTCTTGTGATATCCTTTTGAACACCATATATCGATTATCTTGAGTTTTTCCAAATGAATAATTTGGTATTTTAAACATACCATTTTTAAATTGACTGTAAATATTATTCATGATTGTTACACCATCTTCGTTTCCTTTGAGTCCGAGAATAGATCTTAATCTTTGAATTCTAGTATATGTTTCTTCGTTACTAGCAATATAATTATCTTTTTCATCTTCTGGCTTATAATATCCCTGTGAGGATTGAGTGGAAGTCTCGCCAAGAGTTTTTAAATATCCCGATATTGAGTGACCAATTTCATGATCCATCACTTCAGACATCGTAATACTAATTTTTCCTGTCCAAAATGTATATAAATTTAAATATAATGTGGATGGATCTTTAGAATTTACATATCCTTGTGCATTCGGTTGTGGATTATTTTGAGGGGAATTATTTAGTTTCACCTTTATTGTTTTAATAAAAGATTTTAATGCTTCGACATTATTTTTATTTTTAAATTTTGATACGGTATTTGGATTTGAATAGAAGTTTAAAAAATAATTAATTGTTTTTTCTTTTAGCGAATTCACATAATTTTGGATTTTTAACACTTCTTGTTTTCGTCCTTCATCGTCTAATCCGGAAAATGTTGCCCAATAGTTTCCGCTTCCATTATAAAAAGGAGTTATTTCTTGTTCATTTAAGATTATTTTATTAATTAAATGATTAAGTTGGGATTCTCTTAATATTATTTTCTTCATATGCGATTACTATCTACATAAATATATTACGATTCACTATATTTATGAAATATGGCAAGAATGGGTCTTACGGAAGAAATTAATAGAATTATTCAGATTAATGAATATGGTTATGATTTTGATGATGTTTCAAGACAATCAACGCATAAACCTATTGATGTTTCTAATTTAAATGGAAAAAATACAGATAAAAACGCTATAACAAATTGGCTTACTCGTAATGAAAAAGAAGAAAAGAAAAAACTCCCCAGTAGAAAACATCTTTTGGATATAAATAATCATAAGGATAAAATGGTAATTTTTAATTATTTGTCTAAGCATAATAATATAAATAATGCTACTGAGGAGACATTAAAAACCATACAACCTTTAAGATCTAAACAGCGTTATGCACCTGTGTCTCTATCTATAAATGATGAACTCGAATTTGAATTTGGATTTTATTTATTAAGATTTAATAAATATGGTATTAGGAATGGATTTGGAACTGGTTTTGCTGGTCTTCATTTAAGTTCAACATTTAATAGTATCTTAAATAAAGAACAAAATGGATTTAAGCGACATGTGGAACCATCATTTGAAGATTTTAAAAAATTTATAACAACAAATAAAGAAATAATTGAAAAAGAAATTAAAGATTATTTGAGTAATCATAAATAATGGCAACATACGGTATAGATTATCCATTTAGGGATAGTGCGATTGGAAATTATGTAAGAATGACATCTACTCCTGAGAGGGAGGTAAGAGCGGATCTTATACACTTACTATTAACAAGAAAAGGTAGTAGATATTTTTTACCTGATTTTGGTACTAGATTATATGAATATATTTTCGATCAAAATGATGTAATAGCATTTAATCTTATAGAGGATGAAATAAGAGAGGGAATACGAAAGTATATTCCTAATTTAGATGTGAACTCAATAAAAATTATGTCAGCAGAAGATGATCCCGAAACACCCCCTATGCCCGCAGAAGATGAGGACGCCAGATTATTTAGGGTTGCCGATAATTCGGCTAAACCATATACAGCAAGGGTAAAAATAGATTATACTGTTAATAATGGAACATTTTCCACATCAGATTTTATAATAATAAACATTTAAAATGGCAAATAGTAAAGGAATATCATACGCAACAAGGGATTTTGCAAGTCTTAGAGACGACTTGGTAAAGTTAACACAACAATACTACCCCGATTTAATCTCTAATTTTAACGATGCTTCAATTTATTCGGTATTGTTAGACCTAAATGCTGCGGTAGCGGATAATTTACACTTTCATATTGATAGAGTATGGCAAGAAACAATGTTGGATTTTGCTCAACAAAGACAATCATTATTTCATATCGCTAAAACATACGGGCTTAAATTACCAGGACTGAGGCCATCTGTGGCATTATGTGATTTTAGTATAAATGTTCCAGTTAATGGAGATAAAGACGATGAAAGATATGAAGGAATATTAAAGGCAGGATCTCAAGTTTCAGGTGGTGGACAAGTTTTTGAAATTGTTGACGATGTGGATTTCTCAAGTCCTTTCAATAATAGGGGAGAATCCAACAGATTAAAAATACCGAATTTTAATACTAATAAAAAATTAGTATCATATACAATAACAAAAAGAGAACCTGTTATTAATGGTATAACGAGAATATATAGAAAAGTTATTACAGATGTAGATCAAAAACCATTTTTGAAAATATATCTTCCAGAAAAAAATGTCTTGGGAGTTATGTCGGTCATACATAAAGATGGTACGAGCTTTGGTGGAAATCCAACATCAGATGAATTTATATCATCGACAAATAAATGGTATGAAGTTAGATCTTTAATTGAAGATAAAGTTTTTATTGAAAATTCCACGGCAGCATCTGATAGAGAAAATTTTAAAGCTGGAGATTATGTTAAAGTCACCAATAAATTTTGTGCGGAATTCTTACCCGAAGGTTACTTTATGTTGACTTTTGGATCAGGTAATGTTGATCCAATGGATAATTTGGATAATTATATGAGCGGATCAATGCAAGTTAATCTCGCCACATTCTTAAATAACACATCATTAGGTGACATACCAAAACCCAACACAACATTATTCATTAAATATAGAATTGGTGGCGGTAAAAATACAAATATTGGTATTAGTGTTATAACAACTATGGACTCATATGATTATATGGTGAATGGGCCAAATGCATCAATAAATAATCAAGTGAGTCAATCAATGAGGGTGATTAATGTTACACCAGCGATCGGTGGGGCGGATGCTCCAACAATTGAGGAAATAAGAAATATGGTCGCTTATAATTTTGCTGCACAAAATAGAGCGGTAACATTAAATGACTATAAGTCAATGATTGAAACTATGCCGTCTACCTTTGGGGCGCCAGCAAAGGTTAGTGTAATGGAAGAAGATAATAAGGTTAGAATTAAATTATTATCATATGACGAAAATGGTAACTTAATTGATATAGTTTCAAATACATTAAAAAATAATGTATTAAATTATCTAGCCAATTACAGGATGTTAAATGATTATTTAGATATACAAAGCGGCGAAGTAATAGATATGGGATTAGAAATCGATTTAGTTGTAAATAAGAATGAAAACTCAACTGATATTATAAAATCTGTTATCGACCAAACAACAACATTTTTTTCACCCACAAAAAGAAAAATGGGAGATCCATTATTAGTTGGTGATTTAAAAAGAGAAATCGGTAATGTCGCGGGAGTTGTGAACGTGGTGGATATAAGAGTATTTAATAAAATAGGTGGAAGTTATTCATCATCACAGACGGCTCAATCATATGTTAGTGATGTGACTAAGGAAATTCGTCAGTCAGATAGTACTATCTATATGAAGTCAAATCAGATATTTCAAATTAGATTTCCTAATGTAGATATAAAAATAAGAACAAAAAATCTCAGTTCCACTACATACTAATCTCTTTTTTGTTTATCTTAGTAGAAAACGCTCTGCTTTCTATTTATAGATAGAGAAATATTTCATATGATACAAAAACATAGAATATATACTAACATTGGGAGAGATCAAAAAATCAATGTTGAAATATTAAATAGCTGGGATCTTATGGAGATCCTCTCGTTAAAATTCTCACAGAAAGATATTTACGCATCAGGAAATTGCTCTGAATATGGGGTTGTCGTTGGTCGTATTTCCGCCAATAATGGATTCGGAATTCCAAATGCAAAAGTATCAATTTTTATTCCCCAAACCGATCTTGATGTAAATGACCCTGTCATTTCAAAATTATATCCATATACAAGCGTAAGTGACAAAGATGAAAATGGATATCGTTATAATTTATTACCATCAAGACAGCAACATTCAGGACATGCACCAACAGGAACATTTCCAGATCAGGAAGATATCTTAACAAGAGAAGAGGTTCTTCAGGTGTTTGAAAGTTACTATGTTTATACGGTTAAAACTAACGGAGCTGGGGACTTTATGATTTGGGGTGTGCCAGTTGGATCACAAACAATACATGTTGACGTTGATTTATCAGACATAGGATGTTTTTCACTTAGACCATATGATTTTATTAAAAAGGGTATGGGAGTGGATGAATTCGAAAGGTACTATCAATTTAAGTCGAGTTCCGATATAGATGGATTACCTCAGATTGTTTCATATGACCAAACAATTGAAGTTTCCCCATTCTGGGGTAATGAGGAATTATGTGAAATAGGAATATCTAGAATGGATTTTGATTTATCAAGTAAAGGAATTAAAATCGAACCGATATCTTTAGTTCTGATTTCATCAGTAACCGATGATAATAGTGATGCGGTTAAAAGAAATGGAAAGATCAGAAGAAATACTGGATATAAATGTAATTTACAAACAAGAACTGGAAAAGTAGAATGTATTCGATATACAGGTAATAAAGTTTACGCATCCGATGGTGTTACCCTTTATCCCGAATTGGAAAACTTTAATATTAGTGAAGTTATTGATGAAGACGGTATTATGATGGGTGTTTTACCAATGAATTTGGATTATGTATATACAAATGAATTTGGTGAACCCGAAATTACAAACGATCCAAATAAAGGGGTCGCAACATCGTCCATCGCAAGGTTCAGATTTAGTCTGGACTTTGAAGCCCGTAAAACCGCAACAGCAAAATATCTCGTACCGAATATCAGAGAATTTAATCCAAATACCGGAGCAACTGAAACACTATTAGGTAGGCATAACCTAAATGAATATAGTGAAGGAATGTTGACCACATATGAATTTTCGGATGTGTTTGAAAATTATTTAAGAATAAATCCGGAATATAGTGGGTTAACAAATTCCATGAGTTATAATGCGGTCGTTAAATCACATAAAAAAGATTTGATGATTGGGACAAATAACGATAATATACCTGAAGATTATTTTTATAAATTTATCTACGGTAAGGTCTATGTGGTATCATCATTTCAAGGTTCACATTTTGAAGGAAGTAGAAGAGACGCATTTTTAGGAATTAAACAAATCCGACCAACGGCAGATGAAGATTGCTCATCTAAAGCAAATTATTTTCCAACTAATTTCGGATATAGAAATAGAACAAAATTTATGTTAATACTAAGTCAAGTATTGTTATTTCTTCAATACATTGT